CACGTCGTTACCTTTTGATTCAAAAGACTTTTGTGGTGCTGCGGATGATGGTGGGCCTGTTATATCCGAATCAGTAAGTTTACCTCCAGCTATTTCTTTTTTAGCTTGAAGTTCCATTTCTTTTAATTTTACATTGAGTTCAAACTCGTATTTCATAAGCTCACGTTTAGTGATTGCTTCATGCTCTACTTTTTTAATATCAAAGTTAGTTTGAGCCTCCAGCACTTGAACTTTTGATTGAGCCTTTATTTGCTCAGCCTGAGCTTTAGCCATTTCAGCGGTTTGTGCAGCTTTACCATTAGCCTCTGATTGCGCTTTAATATTTGCTTCCGCTCTTGCTTGGTCAGATTCAATTTTTTTGTTTCTTCTATGCTTTAATAATTCATTAGCTAATTTAACATTTTTAATACGACGTATGTCAATAACGTCTTCTAAGTGTATTTGATCTTTAGATAATGCTATTTGTATATTATTTTCTACTAGTTGCTTTTCGTCTTGATCTGGTTCTAATTCTAAAAATATACCAAAGTCGTGCAAATACAAAGTATTAAGCTCTTGTAAAGCTCCTACGCTAAACCTTCCAATACCCCCTATAAAAGCATCTCGTTGAGGGTGGAACTCTAACACATCTTTAATTCTAACAGATATAGCTTCAGCTAAAGTAGCTGTTATATATAGTGAACTATGCAATATATGCCTAGTTGCAGTATTAGAATTAGCAGCAGCTAGTTTTTGTACACCTAGTAAAGCATATTGATCGGGGTCAGAACCGTCTCTAGCCTCATTCAAACCGGTCACATCTCGTATCATGTTGAGATAGTAATTGTAAGCCTGAATAAGCATCTGCGATTGTTGTCCTCCACCACCGGGTAATTCTTGTATAGGTACTTTACCACTATTCATCTCACCATCCACGGTCATTGACCTACCAATAACAGATCCTGTTTGGAAATACATATTTAATGCTTCCTGTGGATTGTAATTAGTACCATTACCTAAATCAATTTCAGCTAATCCATCAGCATCTAAATAAACACCAGAAGGTGTCATTCTTTGTATCGTTTGTTGTAACTTTAAATGTGTTAACTGAATTAAATCAGCATAAGTAATCATTCTACCAACTAAACTAGATATTTTGCCTTTATACATTCTAGGTGCAGAGACTACGTAGTTCATCATAACCATACTAGCGTTAGCGTCTGGTCTAACCATATTGCTAGCTTTCTCCCATTTAAGAAGTTCGTTAGAACCTAAAGCCATTACACCTTCGTATATAACCTCTCTTGCCATTGCAACTTTTTCAAAACGTGTTCTTTGATCTTTTGGTGGATCAAATTTATCGTCTTTTTTAATTGCTTTACTTGCTCCCGTAGAAGTTTCTTTTATTTTGTAAACGCTTTTTTCCCAACTTTTCCAGTTAAAGTACATAACAGTCACAGTATTTGAGTCGGACTCGTTACTTGCATCGTTATTAGAATAGTCGTAATTTTTGTAATTTGATGAGGTTTTTACAATTTCATCAAACTTTTCATTAGATAATCCTGGGAATTCTTTTTTAAGTTCGTTTGTTTTAATTTGTTTTATTTCACCAAAATAGTATACGTCCTCAAAATTTGGGTCTTCTGTGTATGAATAAACTAAATTAGAAGGGTCAACGTATTCTAATTTTATTCCGTCGGTGTTATTGAACGTATGTTTTGCACACGCAATTCCCAAAACCGCTTGGTCATAATCTAGTCTTTTCTTTAATTCAGGATAGTTATTTCTTTGAAAAACATTATCCATAGCTTGCTCGTGAGCAATCTCTATAGAGGGCTTGTAACCAATTTGCATGTGAAGCTCCAGTTCCTCCGTAGTCTTAGGAGTCCCAGGTGCTTTTTCATTTCTGGTATCGATGCCTAGCTTAGAGTTCATATTTTCAATAAAGTCTTCAGCCAATATATCCTCTTGGACAGAGTCTACATAATCAGTTCTTTCTTTTACAGAAGTTGGATCTTGTGCAAAGGCTTTTATTTTAAATAATCTATCTTGCATTCCATTTACCACTATATCCACAAATTTAGGGATTATTGGTACTGGAGTCCAATCTAAGTTTAAATACGACAGATCTCCATTTACTGAAAATTCATCTTTATACTTTTGGACTGATTGCTCGCCTCTAGCATATAATCTTAACTTGTGAAAGTCTCTTTGATTTTGTGCAAACCTTCCTGTGCCGGATGATTTTCTAAACCATTCGTTCTGGATACCTCGCGCCACTTCCATTCCGTAGTCCATGCTAGATTTCGTAGCATCATCAACCGATTGGCTGGGAAATTGGGTAACTTGTCCTGTAGCTTCTGCCATTTCTATTTTATTATTTTACTATTTGATCCTGTGTTATTATATTTAGAAAAACCAAAATCAATCTTTTTAACTTCTCTAGTTGTTTTTGATGCGTACAAATGTCTTTGGCAAGCCATTATAGCTAAGCCAGAGCTTATAGATGCATCAAATTTTGTTCTATTATTAATATCAAACCCAGCCCAATCTTCTAATGTTCTTTGGAAATACATTTTTCCATAGTCACCAGACTCTCGTAAACCAACGTGGTCTTCTATATAACTTTCAATTGCAGCAGCATGAGCCTGTTTTATATCTTCAGAAGAGTTTGGTATACCACCTAATTCTTTTTCAGTAACAGATAATTTGCTGCGTGCTTTGTCGGGTCTATTCATGGAGTAACCTCGGTAACCCCGTCTTTTAATATGATATAATAATCTAGGCTTATTGTTTTCCGCTAATATAGGCATTCCATAAAATATCATTGCCATTAAAACATCTTCAAAAAATATTTCAGCTGTTTGTGGTCTAGCTATGTATTCTAAAAAAAATTGGCTTGATGGAACTTCTGCTAGCATACTGTAGGCCGTTAAACCGTGTAGTGCTCCATTCGAACCGCTACCATCAGTTGTTCCGCTAATGTCATAACTATCACATCCAAAAGCTCCCATGTCTTTATTACCAGGATACTTTATGCCATTTTTAATTATAACATTGTTTTGCATGCCTACAGGAGGTATCCAAGACAATCTAAATCTACCACTCTTATTCGGAGAAAATAGAACTTCAGAATCTTTAACTCCATTTTTCCAACTAAATGATCCAGTAGTTATATAACCTTCTTTGGTTAAGTCTTCGTTAAAATCAGTTTGTTCGTATATCTTATTAAGATTAAATAAAGACTTTGCTATTTCATCTCTGAAAGCGTGTTTCTCTGTTCTTGGAAACTGTCTGTAGTATTCATTTAATCCATCGTTATTATCTCTAAGTCCATCTGCTTCATTCTCCCAATGCTCGATAACTCCAGAGTAGATAAGCTCCCCATCAATTCCTTCGACCGGTTTTTCTGGATTATCGAAGACAGGAAGTCCATATTTATCAATGAATCCTTCGTAGTTCCATTCCATAGGTATGAACAAAGAATATAATCCACTAGCAGTCTGCCCATTGCGGTTTCGCTTGTTGACGTCTGAATCATAATATAGTTTTTTAAAATTCCCACCCCCTTTTTTAATTGCATTAGAGGTTGAGCCCATCATGCACTTACCAACTATTCTTGCTCCGAGTCTAAGACACGTTTTCGTGACACGCCAGTTGTTGAGGATGTTGTCCGGTCTCTCCCATTTACCCGATTCATCATGGACAAGGAGTTTAAGTTTCTCTCCGTCATATGAATTGTCGCCCGTGTTCTTCCAGTCGATCGTGGTGTCAAGCCCGAGTTGTTCTGCGTCATCCGTCGTCTCCTTAATGGAGTTACGAGTGAGTCTCTTCGACGGGACCTTGTAGGATAACTCCGTCTTTGGACGTTCCATTCCATCCTGGGTTGGTTTAAAAAAGAATGGGTAATTTGTTGATATTGGTACAACCTTGTCTGTAAACATCTTTTTAGCATCTCCACCTGACTTTGAGAGTATCCCAAATCTAGAGTCTCTAGATAATGTAGCCTGGTTAACAGTTTCCGAGCTTGCCATGAAGCTAAAACCGGATCGTCTATTCTTAAGGTAACACATTCCATAACTTCTTGAATCTGCACAGCATGCCTCCCAGAATATGTATAATATCCTATTTGCTTGTCGAAAGTCGGGGAGCCCAACATCAATTTTAGTCCAGTTGAGGTAGACATAATGCGAACCGGTAATGTATTGACTTTTACCGTTGCACATGAACCAGTGACCATCACTACGCTTATTATACTCATTGCTAATATAATCGTAGTACTTTTCCTTAATACTTTCTGGATACTTTTTAAAATCATATAATGTTTTTATTTTCCCCAGCGTTTCAGGCTTTTTAGTCCGCGTAAAAACTTGCTCTTCTGGAACTTTGCTATTAGATTCAATTTCTTTTGGTTCTGGTGGTAACGCTATTTTCAAACCTTGTATAGCATATATTTCACCTATCTGTCCGTTCTTACTTATAACAACGCAATCTAAATCTTCATTAAATCCATATTTGAATGACTTGGATTTATTTAATTTTTTAACATACTTTTGTTGTAAGTGAGATGTTTGTACCGAGTATAAATGTTGTTTATACATTATTTAACTTGAGACTCAACACCAAAAAAATCATTATTAGTGTCTTTGTTACTCTTGCCTGTAGCTTTAAGTTCTTCTACTTTATCTATCATAGCCATCGCGTCATCCATTGCAAGTCTATAAGCTGAAGCAGATACTTTAACCTTTTCAGGATCTATCTCATCAGAGTTCATTTTTTTATTCATTACTTTTATAAGCTCGTTGATTGAATTTTCAGCGGCTTCAAGTAGTAGTAGTTTTGTTTTCTTTATGTCCATAGTTGATAGTAATGTCTTTTGATAAAATTCTATATAATTTTTTATCTTCTATGTTAAACTCATATTCCGAATTGGGTGTAAACCCAACCACGTCTCCACAGGACAATCCTAAGGAGCTTAAGTAGTCATTTGTATATGTAAGCTTTCCTATTAGCTTTTGTTCGCTATCGGTGCTCCATACGTCTTCATTTCCTAAAGGTTCTACAAAGCAATACTGTATAGGGCAATGCCATTTACCGTTTTGCTTGTATGCAAATATTTGCTCTTCAGAAACTGTGTATGTATCTTCTTTTATATAGTTACCTGAGTTACGTTCGTTTCCCCTAACGTCATACCATCTACGAAATACATTGTGATGTACAATAACATCGTTTCCGGATTCTATAGGTGTTTTTATATTTATAGGTGCGTTAATTACAGTACCTATTCTATTAACGAACAAATAATCTCTTTCTGTTATTTCTGTATTAAGAATTAACTCTTTGTTGCCAACAGACACTTTATTATCGTATCGGCTATTTGTTGATATAATATAATTGTATAGTGATCTCATTTAATAATCTAAATTGTATTCTATTGATATGGCCATATTTTTATTAAAGTTTTTCCAAGGTAGCTGTGCTCCTTTCTTTTCAATATATATATTGTAAGACCCATCTTCTTCTAGTATATCACATATTTTGTGACCCCCGTAAACTTCTTGCCCAACGGCATAATGCATAGCTTCATTCTTATAGTCTTGGCCAACGCTTATTTTTCTAATTAATTTCATTTAATTTTTTTTAATATGTCCATATAGTAGTAGATGGTGCACCTGGATAACCAATGCCTAAGTGTATAAACCCACTTTTTCTGGAAATTCCTATTCTAGTAAAACCTATTTTGATAGCTGCTTTAACTAATAAAAAGGTAGCCTCACCTCCAACGCACTTTATATCTACGGCCGCACCATGAGCGTGTTCGCCTGGTTTAGCTTTAGCAGCTTCTATAGGGTGTTCCGGTGATCTATAAGAAGAATTTATAATTATGGGAAACCCATATTCTTTTCTTAAAGCATCCAGCTTACCTAATAAAAGGGGATCCATTTTATCCATGTTCCCTTTAAAATCATCTTTGTCGTTGAAGTATTTTAATTTCATTTATTATTTATTTTTTTGTATATATTTATACTTGTATAAATTATAGTTAATATCAATACCGCGGCCTGTAGCATTGGTGTTATACCTACTTCCTGCGTGCTAGCAACTAATGCCGTTGAATTCAATCCGTATACTTTTAAATCTGTTAATGTCATTTATGTTTATTGTCTCCCATTATTTTTTCAGCACCTCGAGAACCAAAGTAACCTATAAAAACTATAGTTAATAATTCCTTGACCGTGTCTAACGATTCAAGTTGTAGTCCCCAGCCTGCAACAAATGCGACTGTAAGAAAGACTAGTGTAAGTGGACGAACATTAGACGCAAGCCAGGAACCACTCCTGGAGTCTGCAACCCAACGTCTGGTTATACCGTCAAACTCATGTATCTCTTGCTCTAATTTTTTAAGAGCAATTTCTTTATCTTCTGCAGGCATGCCAGATCCACCAATAATAGCTTTGATAACATTACCTACGGGGGTGTCCCCTGCTATAGCACCAACAACACTAGGAATTTTTTGTAATAAAAACTTCCCAACGTCAGTGTCTTTAAACTTTTTTTTGCTCATCTTTTTTCTTATCTTTTATAATATACCAATCTTTACAATCTTCTCTGTACGCCGAAGCGTAAGCTAAATACTTATCTAGCTTGTTTTTCCAGTTTTTGTCAATATCGATATTTATTATTCCAGACTTGTAACTAGAAAAGATTTTATTAATCACAATGTCCCCTTCTTTTTTTCTTCTAAAAAGAGCTCTACTTATACTGTAGAAAGATGAACCCTCAACCCTGTTGTGCACATCAATAGGCTCTATGTCCTTTCCTAAAGCTAACCCGTAAGCAACACTTTCGCTTAGATGGGTTGTATATACTTTTTCAGCATCTACTAGATATTCGTATAAGTCTGCATTCCTAGGTAAGATACTGTCTTCACCAAAAAAATCTTTTAACTCTCCAACTATAGTATGCGTTGTGATAGGGTGGGGTTTGAAATTAACGTTATCCCCATACTTATCTTTGATGTGTCTTAATTTATTTAAACAACAATTTTTTTTAACTTTGTTTGAACCTGGTAAAACAACTATTATTTTTTTAGTTGGAAATTGATCTGTTACCCGGTCCCTACTCTGATACTTGTTAGCAATTTTGTTTTCTACGTTATCTCTAAGTAATTGAGCGTAATCCAATATTTCGCTATCATTATCATAATAAGCTTCTGTTATTTGATCGTCTCTCAATGAAAGCGTCAAAGGCTGCAACATAAAATTAGTTGCATACTCAGTGTAACCCATTGTTTTGAAGTGAGGAGATTCGTTAGCGATAACATCGTATGAATGTTCCCACTTGTATTTATTTTTCATTTGATCTATAAAATACCTTTCCACATCTTCCAATCTGTGTAGATTAGAAGCTTTAACAAGATCAGGCCCTATTCTTTCTAATAAAGAGTCTGGATGAAACATTTCCATATATATATAATTTTATTTAATTTAATTCTTCGTTCCGTTTTTTTGCTTTAACAACAACAAAACAAAACTGATCGACCATTTTATGAAACTGCATCGCTAAGGGATCTTTACTTTTTCTTTTCAAGAAGTACCTAAACAGTTCACCTTTCATATATTCCCAGGTCGCGTTGTCTGCGTTGTGTAGCGCAAGCTCTTCAGGATAGCAGCATATGTTGCCGATCATATAAGGTCCTTTGGCACCTTGCATGTTAATATTTTCTTGTATTTCTTTATAAAGCTCTATTAAATGTAAAACAGATTCATTAGTACCGGTTGTTTCTATACATATCCGTACATTCTCTATACCCTTGGTTCTTTCTATGACACTATTAATAGTCTTATATATTCTTTCTTGTTTAGCACCTAGTCTGGCTTTTTCATTAAAAGCTTTTGGTCCATCAATAGAAAATATTAATAGTACGTCGCATTTTAATTTTTTATCAAGTATTTTGTTTAACATTTTATCTGGAAAAACAGAACCGTTACTTGTTATTAAAAACCTTTCAACTTTATTGTTATCTAAACCATCTATAATATCGTTTAGCTTAGCGTCTAGAACAGGGTTGCCTCCTGAAATAGCAATATTTTTTGTATCACCAATATAAGGTGTAAGATCGAAGTCATTATCTAATATACCTACTTTCCCATCACCCCATACTTTATCCCAAGTGTGAGATATTGTTGCTGAGCACATTTCACAAGCTAAATCACATCTATTAGATCTAGCTATATATAAATGTTCAAAATGCAAAGGTATAATTTTACTTTTAACAGGTATAGAACTTCTACCCTGCACAGGTTTAGCATTCAAATAGCAATCTTCACAATCGGTAGGCACGATGCCACCCATCCATTGTTCCCTAATATTTTGCATATACTCTTCATTCCAAAATTCTATGTTCGGGAATGATTTTGCACCAGGTGCTGAGCACATTTTAAAACCATCTGGAGTTATCGCAGGAGATAGAAAAGGAGCCGCGCAATATGGGTCAGGTCTGCTTTTGTCTATTTTGCATGCCATATATTTAATTTAATTTAATTGTAAAAGTTAGTTTCTCTTTCTGTCGCTGTTTGAGTAGATATAGTAGTTGATGGATATGTAGTTGATACATTAGTGTTCCACGTGGTAACTGTATTAGTACTTGTACTGCGATCAGTGTTTGTATATAGTGTTGTAGAGCGAGTTGTGTTAGTGCTCCAGTTTGTTGTATAAGATGTAGTTGTAGACGAAGACGTATTATAGTCTGTGCTAACTTGGTATGACGACGTATAAGATGTAGTATACGATGTTGTATAACTTGATGTATACGCTGTGGTCCTAGTCGTACTGTAACTTGTATTTCTAGAAGTTGATCTAGACGTAGCAAAGCTCGTGGTATACGAGGTTGTGTAACCTGTTGACCTGCTAGTACTATACGACGTAGACCTACTCGTTGATATAGAAAAAGCCGTTGATCTCGATGTGGACCGGGATGCAGATTTAAGTGTAGCGCGACTTGTTATGCGCAAGTAACTTGTAGATCGTCCTGTGGTGTAAGAAGTATTTGGCATATCGCTATTCTTTTATATGGTTGTGAACTAAAACTCCTCCTGCATAAAAAACATCTGCAGGTTCTATATCAATCTCCCATATATTAAATGTGCCAGTTAATTCTTCTAAAGAAGTTATTTCAACAAATTTACCATCTACGTCCATAAAGTGGTCTCCAACTAAACAAGCGTACAATGGTCTAATACGCCAAGCTTTGTGAGGGGAGCCATTGTTACCCCAAGCGCATCGTACAATAACCATGTGATCTCTGGTAGCTTTCAATAAACCATCATTCACACTTATAATTTTGTCAGATGTATGTGGTTTTAGAACAGTTACTTCTGTTGTTGTAGCCGCTCCCTCTAATCGCTGACTTTTAAAATCCCAAATCTCATGTTCATCATCTGTATTGAACCCACCTTCTTTTGAAAGTATAGTAGAGCCTACTTGTAACGTCTCTATTGGCACTGCTTCTGTGGCGCTTATTTGGACGAGAGTTCCTTCTACGAAACATTGAAATCCACCACCGAAACCACCACCGCCTCCACCACTAGCGGTGTATCTGGTAGTTGAGTAGTTAGTGTTATTACTTACACTTGTTGCATAACTAGTATTTGCTGTATAATTCCAGCTTGTAGTATAACTTGTGCTCCTGCTTCCTGATGTACTATATGATGTAGATCTAGAGGTAGTGTAGCTAGTGCTTCTTGATGTGCTTCTTGATGTACCTCTTGATGTTGTATAAGAGGTTGTATAGGCTGTTGAGCGCGTAGTGTTATAAGCTGTTGATCTTGATGTTGATACAGATTCAGTTTCTGAAGTAGTATTAGAAGTACTCACAGAATATGTTGTGTTCCTGGTTGTGGCAAATGTTGTTGTTGTCGAATGAGATGTGCTTCGACTGTAATCTGTTGAAAAGGTTGTAGTAAATGTTGTATACGGAGTTGATACAATAGTATTATAAGTAGTTGTAGTGTTCGAAGAAGTCGACCTTGCTGTTATAGTTACAGGTTCGGTCGTGAAAGACGTCGATATAAGACCTAGTGAGGTCTGCCATTTGTATACTTTTTGGAATCCTATTTGTTTCATAATACGTAATATTCTAACTAAAGTTACCCACATAATTGACTAATACTATTGTTTGACTAACAACAATATATGACAATATAGATACATCCCCATTATCTGTTTGGAAAGCGATAGTGTCTCCATTAGGTGTTTTAAACACTGTTGGTAGAGTGCCAGGTGAGGTTGTTGCTGTGTTTGTAATTATAATTGTTCCAGTCTTACCAATATCACTAGCCGCAACAGTAGGCAATATAGTCCAAGTCCCCGCAGCGTTTAACTGGAAGTTTTCAGATGCCGCAAATACTAACGGGAATTGGTTACTTCCATTCTTTGCAACTGTTAGTGGCGCGTATGTATCACCTTTTAAAGCGTACCAAGCTGTCCCGTTGTGTCCTTCAAATTCACTATCTGTTGTGTTATATCTCAACATACCTACTGCAGGAACTCCTGGTTTTTGAGCAGTAGTACCCGATGGTATTCTTATTGCGTCAGTACCTGTTATATCTAGGGAAACAGCGGGTGATGTATCATTAATACCAATTCTACTATTAGTAGTATCTAAAGTTATTGGACTAAAGTCAACCGATATTGCGTTTCCTGCACTTATAGCTACTGGAGCTGTGCCTGTATATGTGGTATCTGTATCTGTTACTGTTTCTGTAGCAGTAGCTACCCCAGTAACGTGGCCATTACTATCTAAAGTAATGTCTTGTATGTATGTTCTACCTGAATTGTTAAGGTCTGTAGTGGCTTG